ATTGAGCCCATTGGTGTACGGGTTGTCCATGATGCCTGTAAGGGAGACGCCAAGAAGTGCTTCCTTTTCTGTGTTCTCCTTCCATATTGGTCGAAGGTAAGGAAACGACGTCAGCGTGGCCTGCACGGTACCCAAGATCGTTGCCAGCCTGATCTTTCGCTCCAAGTCAGCCGGTGTGTCGGTGGCTCTCACAACGACCTCTGTGAGGTTGCAGAACTGACCGCCTGTCGCCGGTATACCTTCGCCTACTTCGATCTTTGTGTGTCGCCCCTCGTTGACACGGGTTACGCCAAGCTCGGGGGTGCCAAGCTCCTCTGCGTGCGCGTCTGTCAGGCAATGCTTTTGCCCCAATAACACGATCTCCGAACATGGATTTGTGCCGAAGTCATTGCGGTGATTCCGTCCTATCATCTCAGCGTGACGCTGGGCTGCTTCGCGATTAAAGATACCACGCTCACCGCTCCCTGACTTTGCCAAACTGAGCCACTCTTCCATGAACTCGGTCGAGGTGGGCGTGTGCTCATATGCAACGCTGTTGTTCGATAGAGCAAAGTGCTGGTTGTCCTTCCACCATTCACCGGCCTTAGCATCGCGCATTTCCTCGTCGCCCAAGTCCGACAGCGAGATCAAAGCTGACCGGCGCACACCGCCTACGACCACCACTTGGCCGATCATGCATACCAGCGAATGGACCTCGATAGGTGTCAACTTGCGACCCTCTGCACCCTTGAAGATCTTGACCGTGTGGTCAAAGAGTTTCTGCAATGGCTCAGGCCCCGAGGCACGGCCACCAAAGGTCTTAAGAGGGGCACCGGCAGGCCTCACACGGCTGAGGTCCCAGTCAGGTTGTCTGCCCATCCACAGCAGGTTTATGAGGTCTTGAAATGCGTAGGCCCAACCCTCTTTACTGTCCTCGACAATGATCAACTCGGACCCGTCGATGATGAACGGCGGCACCTGTGGCAGGCTATCGACATACTTCTGTTCACATGAGAAGCCAACCCCTGTGCCATTCAGTAGTATATAGAGCACCTCGGAGAACGTCTGCGGGTGGTCAATGGGCGTATATGAGCAATTGAAGCCTGCAATGTTGCTTCGATCTAATGCCGGACCTGCACACATCAATGCTCTCATAGATGGACAGATCTCACAGCCAAGGATCGCCTGCTCTAGCTCTTCGATAATCGGAGTATTCGCATGGTCGCCACCGATTTCATTGAACACTACGTTATCAATGTATCGACCGACAGTCTCAGACCACGTCTCACGTCGCCCATCAATGAACTTGGCATAGCGACTGGTGTGGATGAAACGCTGGAACTCGGTAGGTAAATAGTTACTATTGTTGTCAGTCATTGATTGGTCTGCCTTCTAATTGATTTAGGCGCATGTCGATATAGCGACGGGCCTTCTTAAGATCTGTGATTTCGCTTTCGTCTGGGGTCATGCCGACATAGTGCTTGCTGCCTGCGCGAACGACGTACTTGAGCACGTTGCCTCTCCAGAAACTCATGCCATTGCCCATGATGAATGTGATTGGTTCGATGGCCCACTTGGCGTAGTGATCCGGTGATTTAATGATGCTCATGTCTTCGGCCCCAAGCCATGCTTCTGGCGCATGTATCGCTCGTCCCGCTCACGCTCTTTGGCATCGATCACATGACCGCAGTTGGCCCTGCCTCGGGGCGTGAGCCGCCACATGCCCTCGGTCTCAGCAGGCTCGATGAAGTCGCGCATCTTAAGGATGTCGAAGATGTGCTCGACGTGGCGTTTGACGCATAGCTGACTAGTGGCGACGTTCTGCACAGTGTCTCCTAAGTGATCCATCAGCAGCATGTGCTCGTAGGTCCTTAGAGCAGCCTTGTGGACCGGCAGACGGGCCTCTTTGGTGACTGCAGTCAGCGAGTGCCGAGGCTCGGGCTCAGGCCTGTAGATCTCAGCCTCATGGGCTGCTATTAGTTGACCAAAGACGGTCTCTTCGGCGCGTGTCATCGGGGCCTGCTTAGACTTCACATTGCGATAGCTAAACAGGTGTTTCCAATAGCCCGTCAGCACAACGCCCTTGAGCGGGTGGGCCTCGCCTTCGCCGAAGTGTTTGTTGTGTGGTTGGCGCATATAATGTGGATCAAGTGTCATTGCTCTCTGGCTCCTGATGTTGATGTTGATGTTGATGTTGATGTTGTCTGATTGCTTCACCAATCTTCATGGCAATTTGGGGCACGATTGCGTTGCCTAGCCCCCTAAGTCTGTCCACCCGCTTGGGTATCCCATGAGCCACTCGACCCACGCTGGGTTCAGGGAGCCACTGCTGTGGGGCTTGCCCTCGCTTTCTGTTGGTGTGGCCCACATCTTGCCTTTGAACACTTTGCTTTTTCGATAGGCCATCCCGTCGAACTCTTCTTTCGTTGCCGCCTTCTTGCTCAACATCTCCAGACTGCCTTGGTTGGTGAACCCCCGCGTGTCTGGTGTCGGCCACATCTTCACATCTGTTCTCAGGCTCCTGCCCTGCCCACCGCCCGTTGTCCCCACGCTGTCCGCAGCTGCTGGCGTTGCCCACATTTGGTTCGCGGTGGCTGTCGGTGTGTGCAATAATCCAGATTCTGTCTCTTCTGTGGGGCGCATCGACGCCGCAAGCTGGAACAATAAACGGCCTTGTGGCGTAGCCTTGGGCTTCCAAGTCAAGGAGCACTTGGTCGAGGCCCATTGAGACATGACCATAAACGTTTTCGAAAACACAGAAAGCGGGTCTTTTGTGTGCAACAATTTGCAAGATGTACGGCCAGATGTGGCGGTCATCTTTATGTCCGAGGCGCTTACCGGCGTGTGAGAACGGTTGGCAAGGATAACCGGCTGTGAGGATGGTTTTCTTGGGGTCGGTTCTGGGAATAAGTCCATCTGGTTCACTTGCTAACTCCTTTACATCTTCAGCAATTGGCACGTCAGGCCAGTGTTTCTTCAGTATCTTGCGCGACCACGGTTCAATGTCGCAGAACAGGACAGGCTTGCTTAGACCGGCCCACTGAAAGCCAAGGGCGAAGCCGCCTATGCCGCTGCAAAGGTCAATGTGATTCATCATGGCTCGGTGGCTCCCATAGCTTGATTGTTGATGTATCTTGGTCCCAATCGTCGAACCTCAGTATCCGAGCGCACCTTGCTTGCTGCAGGGCGTCGGCTGCTGTGAGCCCCGCCTTGAGATACGCGGCAACCACGAGATCCCAGTGTGGCTGTGGGCCCAGTACCTTGGCTGCTGTGACTGCTCCGATGCGGGGGCATCCCATGTACCCATCGGTCGGATCGCCAGTCAGAGATTGCGTAAGAAACGCCCGATCAGCATCTGCTACAGAGATGTCGTGGTGCTCCCCTGACACGGGGCGATAGAGCTTGGCAGGCAGGGTCAGCATGTCCTTGTCGTCGCTGACAATGACGCCTTTGCTGTCGGGCGCAGTCGCAAGGATGCCCATGATATCGTCGGCTTCTAGGAACGGCTCTGAGTGCCAAAGATATGTCTGCTGTGCCCACTCGACCGCAGCCTTGTAGCCCGTAGGTTTCCTGACCTTCTTCCGACCACCTTTGTAGCTGGGCAGCACTTCTTTTCGGAAGTTGTCACGGTCGCTAAAGCACAGGATAAAGTTGGCCGTGTCGAGGGCCTCGCAGACCTCCTGCAGTGTCCGCTGGAAGATCGCCTTGGCTTCCTTAAGATCTGTCTGTAGCGACCAAAGATCATCGCCCCAGTCTACCTCTTCCTCGGCGGCAGCACATGCCCTGTATAGGTAGAGGTCTGCGTCAATCAGCAGGATCTTCTTGCTTAGTAACTGCTCTGAGTATTTCATCTAATTGTCTCCGCATTCTTATGCCTGATTCAGTTATTACCCAGTGGTTGCCCCACTGTTCGTTGCTTGGGTGTTCATCCGCAGCCGTCGTTATCCAAGCCTCCGACGCGGCCATGCCGACGTAAAAAGCACCCTCTCGGGCGAACCTAGATTTGACGGAAAAAGGCCGACGATGGGCACGGTCGAGCACAATGTAAATCGCCATCGTGTGCGCCATTTGCTCGTCGATCTCAGTGGGTGTTAGCCCAAGTTCTTCCAATGCTATAATCGGATGCGATGGGGATTTTACTTTGGAAATGGCGGCCTGTTTCTTGCGCCATTCTTCCAGTGATATCACCGACATGATCGGCTACCTCCTTTGATTTACATGCGATTTGCACCTCGTCGTGTATCCAGCCGACGATGTAAGCTTGGTCGCTAATCTGCTTGAGTTCGTGGTCGATCAGAGCGACCCATTTCTTGCAAAGGATGGCCCCTGCTGACTGCAGTAGCTGAGACAGGCACTTGTGCTCTGATCCGCCCCGTATGATGAGACGCCTGCCATCGAGGCCTTTCAGATAACCACGTCTCTTGAATGCTCGGCTGATGCCTTTCTTTAAGTGGGCAAAGGCTGGCACTTCGCGGTCGTAGTTATGCTTGAGCTTCTTGCCGAGCTTGGCATCGCCGCCAGCTATCTGACCGGCCAGTGCATCCCCACAACCATAACTCATTGCGTAAATTAGGGTCTTCGCGGTGGGCCGATCTACGCCAAAGGCCCGCGCATTATAAGTGTGAATGTCGCCGTCGAGGATCTGGGCTGTGAACTCCGGGTCGTTGCAGTAATGCGCCATGCAGCGCAATTCGAGCCCCGATAAATCACTGCCTAACAACACCCAGCCCTCGGGCACCGTAAACAACTCTCGACACTCCTGACCAAAGGGCAGTCGGGCGGCAGGAACTTGAGCCAAATTCGGCGACCGGTGGCTTGCGCGTCCTGAGATCGTGCCGCCCGAGACAATCTGATGCCTGATGCGACCATCAGCATCGACGCGCTTCATCCAAGCCTGCCTGCCCTCCGCTAGCTGTCCAATGCGCTTCTGCAACATGAACATCTCGGCCAGCTTCTGCGCCTCGGGGTACTCAGTAAGGCTACCGAGAATGACCTCGTTAATGACCGCGTGTCCGTCGCCTGTGTGGTGACGTGGCTCCCAGCCATACTTATCCTTCAAACACCGCTCGATGTGGCGTCGGCTGCTCGGGTTAAACTCGACAAGCTTCTTCTTGATGAAGGGCTCGTTCTTCTTGTAGCCGCGTGTCTTGTTGTCTCTAGCGGGTATGAAAGTCTCGCTGATCTCCCAAGGTGGAAACAGGGTATCGAGGTCTTTGCTTAGCGCCTGCCGCTTCCCTGCCAGCTTGGCATACAGCGCCCCTGCCTTCTGCTTATCAAAGGTCCAGCCGTTGTTACCAATACGAAAGCAGATCTCGGCTAACTGGTGCTCAAGATCCACCGACACCTCAGAAGCATTGGCAGACATCAGCTTATGATAAAGCTGTACAGTGACATTGACGTCTTGGACGCAGTAGGTGAGCATCTCTTCGCTGAAGTGCTCCCAGCCGCCGTCATAGTCATCTTTGAAATTGCCGATCCTCATGCCCCAAGCCTTGAGGCTGTGTGAGCCCCAGAGCCGCTTGGGGAAGTCTTCGACGCTGCGTTGTGCTGCAACATCTTCGCCCATGAGATCGGCGTGGATCAGTCGCGAGAGGACGAGCGTGTCTGTGACTTTGCCTTTCGGCTTGAACCAAGGATGAACGATTTGGATCGCCGGTACATCGTAGCCTATGATGTTGTGGCCGACGATCTCATCTGCCTCTTGGAGGTAACGCAGGCCCCGACACAGGGCGTCCCTGTCGCGGATGTCGAAGGTCTGCACACGGCCTGAGTCAAGGTCTCTCAGGACAAGGCAGTGTATGCGATTAATGGTGTCGAGGAGGCCGTTGCTCTCTAAGTCAAAGGCAAAGCGGCTGGGTCCAGCAATGTAAGTGCCCATAGGTATAATCTCCCAAGATTAAAACTGTGATTTATTTACGGTGGAGGGGTTGCAATAGACCGCCTGAGTGGCCCCGCTCCTGACTTAGAAAGGCACGTCCTCAAAGGCCCCATCGACCTCACTGAGCCGCCCACTAGCCATGTCGTACCGCAGAGATCCTGCGTAACCGACAGCGCCCGTGTGGCGGTTCTTTAGTACGACCAAGTTCCTGAGCCCCGCTGTGGGGTCCTCGGCGTCCACCTCAAGGCCTATGCAAGCATCAGCAAGCTGTGCAATCGCGTGACTGCCCCTAAGCTGACTTAGCTGGACCTTTGCCCCACCCTCATGCCCCGCTTCGGACTGTGGCCGTCTAAGGTGGCTCACGACGAACAGGGCAATGTCTAGCTCCTGCACTAGCACCCGCAGATCGTTCATTATCTGATCTATGAGACGGCGCTCATCAGTCACCCCGCCCGTCGCAGCTGAGATCAACAGCGAGATATGGTCAAGGAAGATAACTTTGCAGCCAAGCCCCTTGTTCATGTAGCGGATGCGGTTGCTTAACACCTGCAGATCCGAGCCGCCAAAGTGGTCGAAGAAGTACACTTGCTGCTGTTGCGTGAGGCTGTCAAAGCTGGCTTCGATTTCCTCACGGGTCGCGCAGTCAGGGTCCACCGTGATATTCTTGTTCATGTGTAGTCCGACTAAGCCTTGCAGGCTGCGTTTCGTTGTTTCCTCAAGCATCATCATTCCCACTGGGCCAGCCTTGCCGCTCTGGTGGATGGCATAAGCAAACTCACGCACCAATGTGGACTTACCGACACCCGAGCCTGCCGCTATCGTAATCAGCGACGAGGTACGGATGCCCATGAGTACGTCGTTGAGCTTAGAATATGGATACTCGATCTCGGCCTTAGCATCAGCCTCGCCAACAATGTCACGCAGATCCGCAGCACTCACGATCCCATCGGGCCTGTAGTCTCTAGCACCAAAGATGGCGTCGATCAAAGCAGCACTTTCGTCACCGAGCAAGCACTCGTTGGGGTCTTTGAATCCCGTTGGCATAGTGGCTATCTTGACCTTGCCAAGCGGCAGGGCCTCGGCACAGGCGACCGCTGCTGACTGCCCAGCTTCATCGGCATCAAACATGAGCACGATCTCTTCAAAGTTGCTGAGATAGTCGAGCGACTTAAGTAAGCACTTCTTAGCTGACTGAGCACCGCCGCTGACTGAGACTGTAGCCCAGCGATGGCCTTGAATCTGAGACACTGACATTGCGTCGATCTCGCCTTCGCAGACCACGATCTTCTTGCCTTTGCTCCACAAGTGACTGCCGAACAAAGTCATCGCAGGGGCATCGCCCACGATGCTAAAACTCTTGTCTTTGGTCCGCAGCTTCTGCGCTGCAGGGCGACCGGCGCTATCGCGATACGTCGCAATTTGCACAGGCTGACCTTGGCTGTTCTTGCCGATCATGTATCCGAATTTGCGACAGGTTTCCTCGGTCAACATACGCTTCCTGAGAGGCCTGTAGTCACCCTCAAGCAGGGGTTGGCTAGCCTTGGCCTTAGACGGCACCACAGACACCCTCTCAGCGTCTCCCTGTACGTGCTCGGCGCAGCCAAAGCAGTACGTGTGGCCGTCGTCAAACAGGGCAGCGTTGTCGCGAGATCCACAGGTATCGCAGGGGACGTGGGCGACAAACTCGCTTGTGCTCTCTTGGATGCTCATGGTCTGCCCCGAAGCACTTTAGGTTTCCGCACTTTCTGTGGTTTATTTGGTTTGCGGTTGGGCTTAATCCCGCGCTGTAGCTGCGCTTTGCGAGTGTATCTATCGAATTGCTCTCGCAAGATGATTTTCAAAGTCATATCTTGGTCTCCCAACCTCTAAGTAAAAGGGGCCATCCGTGAAGACAGCCCCTTGCTCTCGCTTATTCTGGCATAAGGCACTCGGCCAACCAGTCGTTAGGTATCCATCGATGTGCATAACGCCACCCGTGCTTTTCGCAGTAAGCGGCGTATGTAGTCGGGGACCCTTTGTAGAGCTTTGCCCTCTCATTACTGAAGACAAAGCGTATATCGAGGTTGGGCGATTGATCCTTGATCAGAATGTGTTTCTGTCGATCTTGGACCGTCCAAATGCCCTTCGTCTCAATGTAAATGAAGCCACCGTCTTTCTTTGGCAGCTTAAAGTCTGGGGTATACTTGGCACCCCTTTGTGGAACGATGTAAGAGACCTTGTCAGTCTCGAACAAAACCGGCAGTCCAGCCTTGGTAATCTGATCAGCGACCTTAGCTTCAAGTCCGCTTCGATAACCATGCTTAATGCCGACGCGCTGGCGACTAGGCTTTCCTCGCTTGCCTGAGCGACGCCTGCTATTAGTAGTCGAAGTCATCATCTGGCAGGGCATCGCCGCCTAGATCATCATCGTTGTTCTTATTAGACACCTTCGGAGCGACGTAGCCGCCTTCGACAGCATCAAAGCTTTCGCCATCGTCATCAAAGTCACCATCTGACAGCGACAAGATTTGGACCTTGTTAAGGTTGAGATTAATGCCTCGATTCACCTTACTAAGCTCATAGTCACCGATAGTGCCGACAACCTTGAGCTTCGATCCGCTATAGATCTGAGGTGCGTTGGCGAAGTGGATCGGCGTTGTCTGAGCATCGACGAACTTCGGCTCGTACTTAGTTTTAACGACGAAGACTACGTCGCCAGTATCTTCGTCAACTTTCCATGGCATCTTGAGTTTATCGACGCCCTTGGGACCAAAGGCTTCTTCGCCAGCCTCTAGGCACATGGTCATCAAAGGCTTCGCAGCCTCTGGCGACATCATTAGTTGCGTTTTGAACTTGTCGTCCAAATCGTCAGGCTTGGTCAACCGAGGATATCTCGCGATACCTTCGGCTGATCTGAAGGGTACTTTAGTGTTTCCCATGATCGGGGTTCCTTTCGCAGACTTAGTTGTCTGTAGCGGTACCCACAATTCATGGTTGTCGAGTGCTCAACTAAAGCAGTAGCGGCTTTCGAGGACTCCGTTGATGTCTAGGTCG